CTTTGGCCGTGACTTGATCCACCGCCTGCAAAGCCGCCTCTTTGAGCCGCTCGCGCTCCTTTTTGCGGGTCTCTTCTTCCAGCCTCACATTCTCGCTGGCCGCGCGCTCCAAACGGTGGATACCCGTGGCCAGTTCCTTGATCATCTTGGGTTCGACATCGTCGATATTGCCTTCGGCCAGCTTCATCGTGACTTCGAAGGCCAGGGTGCGCACCATCTCGTTGAGCAGCTTGCCCACTTCCCCCGCCGGCTCGGCGCCGAGCTTGCCGATCCACATCTGAGCGACTTCCCGGCTCTGGCGCAGCTTGGCCCCCACCTTCTCCATGCTCAGGGCATAGCGGTTGACCGAAGATTTACTCAACCGCTCGGGATGCCCTTGCTCTTCCAGGATGGCGTTGATCCGCGCCGTGGCGCCCAACTGGGTCACGCGCGGATCGCGCAGCAGCTCCTGGAGCGCAACGCGGATGTCATCCGGAAGAAGGTCGATGGAGGATTGCTGTTTGGCCAAATCGCTCATCCTTTCGGCCGCGGCGTCTTGACGCCGTCCACTTTGCAGCGACCCTCGGCGCAATCCATGCCCCGGCCGGTCAGCTTGCCCACCAGGATGCCGGCCACGGCCTCCACGCTGATCAGCCCCTGCTCATCGAGCCAGCGCATCTGGGTGCGCACGTAGTCGCGCGACACATTGTGCCCGAAGGCCGCCAGCACCGATTGCAGCAGCGACTCGTTGAGGCTATTGCCCTCCTCGGCAATGCTGCGCAGCATCACCAGCCGGCGGTCCTGGAGGAGCAGTTCGGCAAACTCGAAAGGCATGGCTAACTCCTCTTCGATCCCTGGTTGATGAGAAATTCGTTAATCAAATCCACGGCCCGGTTGATTCCCTCCAGGCGTCCCGCCGTCTTTTGCAAGGACCCGTTCAGGTCCGAAATACTCGCGTTCAACTGGCCGAATTGCTTCTGGGTGGGCAGATGGGCCAATTCCGCCCGCAGCTCGATAACGCTTTTTTCAACCATTTCCGTCCGCGCTTCGTGGGCCGGGCAGTTGATGCCGGACAAGGCCTGTTCTATTTTGGTCAGGCGCTCATCGGTCTTTTTATTTCGCGAGGCGTGGCGGGCGTATAACAGGGACGCGCCGGCCAACACCCAACTCAGCACATGGAACCAGAAATTAAGGGCCGTGTAGTTCGTCACCGTCGCCGTCATCCGCCCAGCCTTTCCGCCGCCGTCTTACACGCCACACACCGATCGCACGTCATCTTGTTTTTCTTCATCAGGTCCCTGCGCTCCTTGGGGATCAGCTCCCCGCAATCGATGCAAAATTGAGTGGATGGCCGACCGCGCAAGGACTGGATCAGATGCCGCATTGTCGCTTCATGGTGCACGCCGCATTCGCGGTCGGCCAGTTCGCCTTCATCCACTTCACCCCTCCGTGACGCCCAGCGCCTGGTTCAGCTCAGCCCGCCGCGCCTTGCGCTCGGCCACGTACTGGGCAATATTTTCCGGGGTGATGGTCACGCCCTGGGCCTGCTGCACCCGTTCTATGATGTCGTAGATCAGATTCAGCGCAATGGCTGTCTCAACGATATGCCCCATGCTATTTTCCCTCCTCGATCAACCGCGCCGTGCGGATCGAGATCTCCCGCAGGTAATTGCGGAAGGCCTGCTTGTCGCCCAGCGGCACGTCGCCGTAGACTTCCCAATCGGCCAGGATCTTTTCCGCGGCCCGCAGATAGCCCACCACCTCGGCGTCCAGGGCCGGGTTGCTCGTTCGTAGAGCCGCCTGATAGGGCTGGTACAGCTCGGCCGCGGCTATGTAGGCATCCTGGGCATCGGCGAACGTGGCCAGGGCGATGGCGGCCGGATCGCTGGTCTGGGTGCGGATCTGCTGAGTGGCGCTATGATGGGCGCAGTGGGTGACCATGATGCCGATGGCGCAAATGATGGCCACCATTGACACCGCCCCAGTCTGGCCGACAGCCAGCGCCAACTTTTTCCCTCTGCTGCGTTCGCGCAATTTGCTGAAGACCACCATGATGGCCGCCACCACGACATGGATGTTTTGAATCAGCGTGTCGATGACCCCGTGCGCCGAATCCATCTGCTCTTTGGTGACATCCACGCCCATGCTTTGCAGCATGGTGCCGACGATCAAAATCAGCGCGGCGCCGATCCGGCCCCACAATGCACTCATCCAAAACTTATCCGTATTCATGTGTGCTCCTTTACTGCTGGGAGTCGGCCCACTGCTTCATGGTTTGCATCCCGAGGATCAACTGGTCGATGGCCTGAAGCAGAAGATTCTTTGGCGCCGGCGGCGACGTCAGATGGAACACCTCGTTGGAATTGCCGCTCTCTTGGGTCTGGGCACTGCCCTGCACATAGGCCCGCACCACGAAGTAGGACTCCACGCCGTCCGGCACCGTCACCGTGCAGCTCGTTCCAGGGCCCTGCCATGCCGGCCGGCTATAGTCATATTCCGCGCCGGCGACCTTCTGATAGAGCCGGTACCCCGTTGGCGCCGGATTGTTGGCGTCCCAGGCCAGCGTCACCTGGGCGGCTTGAGCGGCGGCGCAGAACACGCACATTGCGATACAGGCGATCAATAAAATCCTCTTCATGCTGCACAATCCTTTCCCTATGCAAAATTGATTCGACAACCGCATCGATCTCTTCCAGGTCTTTAGGCCGCACGTAGCCGATGTAAACGGTCTCCGGCATCAGCCGAGCAGGTCCGTGCGGAATTGCTTTAAATCGAACCGCCGGCCAGGGCAGCTCTTGCACGGAACAAGCTCCCGATGCCCATAGATGTTGCCCAAAGAAATATCGAACAACTCCATCAGCGAGCGCACCAGCCTTAAACCCAGTGCCAACTGGGGCACCGGCACCGGCATATCGTCAAAGTTGCCGACAAAACAAATCCCGATGGCGCGCTTGTTCATGGCCTGCTGTGGGCAGTGTGCACCCGGCTCGTTCATCATGCGACCGACCATCACCTCGTACTGTTCACCCACGCGCTCGATGCCGAAATGGTAGCCGATATCAGACCATGGCCGCTCAACGGGCATGCCGGCAGCGATCAGCCCAGATACCTGCGCCGGGGCGATGTTCGTACCCTCTAATTTGTAGCCCGTATGATAACGGCGGATGGCGTTCCAGCTTACATTGTGGCCGTCTTCCGTAAGCGAGTGGTGCAGCACGATGGCGGTGGGCTTCATAAAGCGCTTCCCCTGCTTGTGGTCAGGGGTCGCGCGCCGACCCCTGAGTTGTGCGGCGCGCGACCCCTTCCCGAACCATGACCCCGTTGAGACGCACTATGGACCGGCGGGCAGTGTAAGGTCTACCGAAGCACTACAGAATTTTACTTCCATTGGGGATTACTGAAGGTGGGATAACAGTGGGCTTAGAACAGTTTCTGCTGTTTGTAAAGCGCTTCGCGGCCGGCGGCCTCTTCCGGCCCGTTTTCGCCGGTGACGATGGCCCGCACCCAGCGCACGGTCAGATTGTGTTTGGCCGCCAGGTCGCGAAAGTTGCGGCCGTTGAATTCGGACCGGATGGCCCGGTTGCGGGCCTGGATGGAAAGTCGCTCGGGCGGCGGCAAATAGAGGCGCTGTCCGCGCAGATGCGCGGACAGCGCCAGCATGGCCGGCAAGCCGATGATTTCGGCGATCTGCCGGAGATCTTCCGGCAGATCGTCGATCTCGATATGGTGGGTTGAATCGGTCATTACACCAGCTTTAAATCGTCTTTCACGGCAATGCCGCGCACCACGTATTTTCGGCCGCCATTGCGGGCCAGTGCCGAACGGTAGCACGATTGCACCGCATGGTAGAGCCGCATGAAGAAATGGTTGCGGGTCTCGATGTGCGTGTTCTTTTCGCGGCAATAATCGACGTAAGCCCCATAGAGCGCCTCTTTTTCGGTGACGTGGGCCTGGCCCACCTGGCAGCGCTCATGCACGAAGGCCCATACCGGCCCGTACTGGTTCGAGTTGATCTGGAACTGGTTGATCTTGGCGTCGATGTGCTCCAGGCGCTTGACCAGGCCTTCCAAGATTTCCGGGTGAACGCCGGCCGCCGCGCCCGGATGGACATAGGCGCCTGTCTTGCGGATGGAGGGGAGAACGTCGTGGGTAACCCATCGGCGAAAGGGTTTGGCTTGCGGTTTGTTGGAGCGGATGATGAGGGTATAGAGACCTGATTCATTGATAGTCCAAACATCTCTTTCTTGGCCTGATACGTAAATTTTACGGATCAGCTTCTCATCATCGTCGATTTTTCTGAGCGCCACTTCGGTGTCTGAGTACTCTAAAATTTCGCAAACATCCTTTGCCACCCAAAAAGGTTCGCCGTTTTCATCCATAACGATCCGGACCGGCATATTCTCGAAATACATGTTGTGGAACTTCTCTAACGCTTTTTCTTGGTTTGTCATGACGGGGTCTCCTTTACTTTATGCGTTTAAGGTGCACGATCATGCCCGGTTTACGGGCTTCGAGAGCATCCAGGCGGGATAGGATTTCAAAGAGCATCTTTTCTTGGATCTGGCGAACGCCGGCTTGGTAGCCGATCATTTCGCGGACCTGGTCGGTGGTGGACTCTAAGGCGATAATGCGCGCGGCCATGACTGCGATGGTGGGGTTCTTTGACATGGCAAAACCTCCAAGTTTTGACGATTGCCGGGCATAAAAAAACAAAGCGTGCCCGAGATGTGTCAACGCCTTGGAGAGCGCCCGCGGCCTCACGGTTGCGCGGCATCTCGGGCACGCAACTGTGCCCAAAAATAGCAAACCCCCTTTCAACGCCTGATTGCATCGAAGGTCGGGGGCACTTCCAAGTTTTGACGCCCCCAATATGGCCCGATAGGGTGGTTTTTGTCAAGAAGGTCATATTTTCGAGTTCCGCTTACCCATATTCCGCTGATTTCGGCGATCTGCCGGAGATCTTCCGGCAGATCGTCGATCTCGATATGGTGGGTTGTTTCGTTCATAGTGTCGTTACGGGCCATCGCACCTGTTATGGCAATGATCCCATATCTCCTCCGAACTGGAGGTCTCAAACCCGCATTCGCACTCAAAAAACATGCCTCCATTGATTATTTTGCACGGTAACCCTGGCACATACGGGTCCAGCCCGTATTCGTGCGCCGACCGAACCAGCGCCTGTGATCGCGCGAACCCGCTTCTTTCATCCATGATCCGTTCTCCCTATCGTTACGGGCCTAAAAGTTTGAACTCCACCACCCACACCAGTGGGTTGCTTTGCCAGGGGCATTTTTCGCCGTTTATGGAATCCCATAATTGCGAAAAGCACTCTACCGCCGTTGGCGCTCCGGTTTTGGTATTCCCGGGGACAAACCATCCGCAAGCATCGCAGGAAAGGCCCTCGGCCTGTGCATCTGCGGCGCTTATATCCTGCAATCGCTCAACGCGAATGCCGGTTATTTTAAGATTTATCCGGCTGGCCCATCGAGGCATGTGGATTGACGGCGTTTTGTGTACATAATGTTCGAAATGGTTCCCGCAATCCGCTACATACCCAGCGACTTCGTGCCTGTTTGAATACATCCACACGGTTTCGCGGACCCAAAGATGATCGCCTGCCGCCCCATATGGGCATTTACGCAGAGATCCATCGGTGGAAAGTGGCCACCAACACCAATCACCACCAGCCATCCCGTCAAATATCTCGGGCTGGGGTTTTATCACCCGCCGCGTCATGGTCTTGTGCCCATCGAGTATCGCCTTCACCATCGGCCCGCTGAACAAAATCGGTTTTTCCTTCATAGGTCCGTTCTCCCTATCTACATTATCACAACTTCCACGATCCACTCGACCACCCGAGCCGCCCCGATCAGCGCCAGCACGGCCGCCAATCTCGTATGGTGAAGGACGGCCATCTCCAGCGGGTAAAACAATGCTTCGATCATTGCGACTCCTTTCGGCGCTTACCCATATTCCGCTCCCGGATCGCCCGCATCTCTTCGACGCTCATCGGCGGCGCCATCGGCGTTTCGACGTGGGGCCGGGTCTGCTCCGGAAGCCGCCCGGCGCGTTCGTCGGCGTTGTGGCGGACCTCTTTGGCCCGGTCCATATCGTTGGCGGCATCGTATGCGATCCGCTTAAGGTATCCGTGGGAGGTCAACGGCAAGCGCGCCGGGGGGCGCTGAACGATCTGCTCCAGGGCCTGAGCCCACGCGGTGGCGCTGTTGGGCCGGGCCGGCATGCGATCCCACTGGATGTGACTGTCCAGCACCATACCCCGCAACGTGTGCAGCAAGCGTAGCGCCTTATCCCAGGAAATGCCGCGCTTTGACTCGGGTGTCCGAAACAACGCCAAGTAAGGAAGCGCCCGCTTGGCGACCTCGGCCGGCAGCTCGGCCACCACGATCAGACACTGCCGCGCGGCCGTATCGTTGGACCATCCTTCGGCGCTGTGCACCGCGCCGCAACTGGGGCACACCAGCTTCATTCAATCACCTCGACCATCACCTTGACCACCTTGTCGCCGCGGCTCCGGCATGCTTCCCAAGTCGCCCCCTGCCGATCCATATGCTCGTTAATGGCCAGCGTGCGCCGATCCGTGATCGTGTAGGAAAACACCCCGACGCGATCGTTCCAAATAGCCCAGAGCTGCTCTTTCTTAGGTGCCAAGTTCCACCCCCTTGTCTTTCCCGGTAAATCTCCTATAATCGCACAGAGCATCCGGCACGCTGTGCGTCATTCCTCCCAGGGCGGCCACGTATACCAGGCGGTCCTTACACTCAATACAGGTGGGGTTATACAACTTGTTTAAACGCATTTTGTGGATCTCACACCCACAGCAGGGATTCTCCATCAACCCATCCTTCCTCGGCCATGCCGCCGGGCGTCATACTCCAGGGCGGCGATGATGCGGTGCAGTTGGCCGGCGTCGCACCACTCCACGCGGTCACGTTGAAACATCTTCTTGGCCATGCCGTGGACGTATGCCCAGGGCCGGCCGGCTTCGGCCAGATACGCCTCGATCTTTTCCATCATCGCCTTTTTATCCGCCCCTTGCCGTTTGATGTCCGGCTTGCCGGGGCGCCGCGTCGTCTTGAACCCCTTCGTGCCCAGCTCCCGTAAAAACTCCTCGGCCTGCGCCCGGCTGATGTCGCAGGTGGAGGTTTTACCGAAGCGCTCCACCAACATATCTTCCTTGGTCTGCTTGGCGATGCCGAGCTGGGTGCAGGCGATGCCGATAAGCTGGCGCTGTTTCTTACTGCTGGGTATCATTGCTTCTCCCACAATGTGGACAGAAATCAGTCTTCCCTACCCTACGTAATACCTTTCGTATTTCTTTCGCTTTTAATTTCTTAAAAGCTTCACGTGTCAAACTTGCAATTTGTTTAGTCGTTAGGATTTGCTGAAGATGGTTTTGGTCTGGCCAACAAATAAACATAGCCAATATTTCCAAGGCGATTTTAGATGGGCAACTTTCTGGGCATCCGATACTTATATTTGCCTCATTTTTGCCTTTATAATATCCAACCATCTCGGAGATGCGCGTCACTTCATCGACTTCATCAAATCGACATAGCGGTGCGGTATCAAATCCTTCAGGAAAAAATAGAGACAATTCTAAAGTTCGGTTCACATAATCTTGTACAGAAACCCCAGACTGGTCACACAGTGACCTCAATTTTTCATATAGATCTTTTTCTATTTCTATATTTGGCATTTTGAATCCTTCCTTTCCGGCTGCTCATCAGGCCGCCCGCGCCACCGGGCAACGATCCCGCCGAGGCGGGATTTCGCAAATCATTTAACGCCGAGTCGTTTTAGCCGTTGCGTGTTGTCGAAGGCATCGCACACGTAGTTGGGGTTGATGCTGTAGGCTCTGCCGGTGTCCAGCCCTATTATCGCGCACCTGAAGTGCGTGGTTACCTGTGGCACTATCGTCGCCCTGATATGGTCGCAGACCAAACAGTGCCTGGCCGTGTATCCGTGCCGGTAATTCAACTCGTTTTTCTTCTTAAGTCTCTGAACGCCCATATGCCCCTCCTTTAAAGCGCCGCCAGATCCAGCGTGATCGGCTGATACTTGCCCAACGCATCGCGCTCATAGAGCCGCAGGTAAGTTTTGCTGCCAACCACCTGCATGCTGTCCGCGATGGCCGCCATGGCCCGCAGCCAGCGTTCGTCATCGATGGGCAGCCGCCGCAACCCGAGGATGCGGCCGGTGTTGATGCGGCCTTCCTTATCGACCTGGAAGGCATCGAGCACGATGGTCTTGATCTCGTCGCGGCTGTCGCCCGTCCAGTCCGTGAGGCATTCGTCCACCAACTTTTTGGCCGCCTGGAGGCGCTCATCGAAGGACAAATGCTCGGTGATCGCCACCTGGATCTTATACTTGCCGTCAAACGACACCAGCGTGGTGTTGCCCTTCTGACCGCCCAGCTTCACGCCGTAGCGCTCGGCCGATAGATCGACGAACGCCTGCACGTCCCCCATGGCCTGGAGCTTGTAACGCTGCATCGACTCGCGCAGGTTCTTGGCCGCATCGGCGATCTCCTTCACCAATTGATCCCGCTGCTGGTCGATCTCCGCCACCATGGAAATGGGGACCAGTCGGCCCTTGGAGTCCTTCCAGTAGTTATCTTCCCGGATAGTGTCCATCAAACCGCCCTCCTCACAGCGTGCTGCCGCAACGCCGCGGAGTGCATCACCCCCAGGGCATCGAGCTCGCGCGTGATCTTGTTTAATCCGTCCAGCACGCGATCCTTGATTCGCATGCTGTACTCGTCGCTGACCCGGATCTCGGCCAGATCCACCTTAGCCTGGGCCAGATCGATGCGCAGGCCGTTCACATCACTCTGTTGTTCGCTGTTGATGACGATCATGGTCTTCTCCTTTTAGTCATTCCTGCCCGTGCTCGGTGCACCGCCGGCAGGCGTTGAATAATTTGACCCGTTGCGGCGACGATGCCGCGAAGGGTTTGCGTCGTTCGGCAGCGCAGCGCTGGATGGAGATCGTCCCCATCACCGGGCACCGCACCGTGACACTGCCGTAAACCTCCACCACGCGCTGCAAAAGGCGCTCGATGCTGCCGCGATACTTGCCGCTGAGCGTCTGGCTCACCGCCGAGTCGCTGTAACCCGTGGCCCGCGCCACCGCGGCCTGGCCGTGAGCTTTGGCCGCCTCTATGAGCAACTGCATGCGATCCATGGCGCCCACCCCTTAAAACCTGAAACCGAATTCGAAGTAGTTGCCCTGGGACACCAGTCCGGCCGCGTCGATGGGATGCCAGCACAAATGCTCCGCGGCCGCAAAAAAACTTATCCGTTGCGTCAGCGGCTTTTCCCAGCCCACGCCCACCGTGTAATGAATGCTGGCCGGGTGGAAGTTCCCGTCTCCGTTGTAGTTGTCCATCAGGGTGACAAAATTCACGAAGGGCCGAATCTGACCGGCAAAAAGCGGCATGCGGTGCCCCACTTCTACCTCCGATTTGTATTCGGCCTCGCCGCCGCACGGCCTGGAATACACGTTCTCCTGATCAGAAAACCCGCCGAACGACACGAACCCATCCACCGCGTGACCGGTGGCCGGCATGCAGCAAAAACCTATCATCACGATGGCTATCAGTAATTGGCTTATCTTCATGGAAGATTCTCCTTTACTTCGGTTGTGCACGGCCCGCCCAAGGGGAGGCCGCACCTTTCGCAGCGCGTCGGATATTGCGGCCCCACATCCTTGACCAGCCGCAACCCCCGGTACTCGCCCACCCGGCCACCCACATACCCGGTGGCCTGGACCACGTAGCCATGCACCTCCAGGCGCTTGATGAACTTGCGCACATTGCCGCGCGAAGCGCCCGTGGTGCGGGCCAGGTCGATGATCGTGAACCGCCGCAAGATCCGTATGCTGGTCCAGATCTTATTGCGCAGCGCCCCTTGCCGGGGCGCGGTGGCCGTCATGCCTTTGATTCCCGGCATCAGCTTTTCCTCGCAAAGCGTGGTTGATCGTAGAATAGGGGCCGGTTGGCCCAGGCCTTCTTCGTCACCGTATCCAGGGCGTTGAGCCGGCCGAACTGCTCGATGCGCGCCAATCCCGTCACCATGCGCCCGATGTTCTTGCGGGCCGCCGTGTGCACATGCTCCAAAAGATCATCAGCCACCTTCACATCACACAGGGCGTCGGCCAATGTGCGGGCATCGTCGTGATCAATCCCGCTAAATTCCACCCACTGGGTGATGCGCCTGGCAAACTTGCCCTTGGCCTGCACCTTGCGGGCGAAATCCTCCATACCGATCAGCACCACCGGCGATCCGGTCACATCGTAGATATCGCGCATCACGTCGAGCATGTCCGCCTGTCGGAAGAGATAATCGGCCTCGTCGATGAAGATCGGCCGCGGCTGATCGGACAACCGTTTGACCGCCGCTTCCACCATCGGCGATCGCCGGTTGCCCGTGGGCTGCCCCAGCTCCACCATCAAGGCCGCCAGCATCGATGTCGGCGTCCAGCAGGTGTTTGCCCGCAGGAAGATACCGTCCAAGGTGTTGCAGGCAAAGGCCACCGTGGTGGACTTTCCTTCGCCCGGCTCGCCCCACAGGATGGCCATACCCTCCACCCCCATGGGCCGGTCGTTCAACTCCCGCACGGCCGCCAAAAAGCGCCGAACGTTCTTGGTCATTGCCATTTCATCCTTCATGGATTATCCTCCTGTTGTTCTGGGTGTTCTCCACCTGCACACCCATCCCAATGGCCGGGAGTTGCCGCTCCCGGCCGATCTTTTTGGGACCGATGCCATGCGCCGCGCCGATCAGCACGCACATGTGCCGGATACGCGCCGCCTTCTTGAGCTTACCGTCCGCTGTGCCGTGCAGCGCCATCGAATCCGGCCCCTTCATCATCGCCGCCAGACGCTTCTCCTGCCAGGCCTCGCCCGAAAGCGCTTCGGCCCGCCGCAAACCGTCCGTCACCATCCGGGCCGCCACGGCCCTGAGTTGCTCTTTACCTACCTGCTGCATACTGCCTCCTTTCCCTGTTTCTTGGTTGGGGGCGGCCATGCGTCCAAGTACTCGCACGCCACCCGGTAAGCTACTTCGAACCCTTGCCCGATGCGCTGATACAGCGCCCGGCGGACATTGTCCGGCAGGTGCCGCCAGCACGCGAAGCAAAAGGCCATGCCGTATTGCTTGGCAGCGCCGCACCGGCAGGCGCCCCTCTTAAGCACTCCGGCGCATTCGAGCATGTCTCTTTGAGCTTGGGTTAAAACGGGTTTCAAAGCGGTTTCTCCTTTTTCTTGAGGTCACGAAAATGGTTACTGCGCCATCCGTTCGCCGGTCTCCAGCCACAACTCATAGCGCTTCATCCAGGCCAGATCCGCATCGCTGACATCCATGCCGCGCCGCAGATCCTCGCCGATCTGCTCGTACTTTTCCTGGGCCGTGGCCGGCAGAGGCCGGCTGTCCCGCCGCGCCTGGGCCATGTCGATCAGCTCCGCCGCCGCCGTCTCTTCTTCCGTGCTGATCGCAATCGGGCACGGCCCCAACTCTACCCGCCGCACGTTCTCCACCGCCCGCGCCGCCTCTTGCATGGCCGGCGTGGTGTAAGTCTCGCTGCGTCCCGGGAACTCATGAATATTGGCGCGCTGCCGTTCGCGATAACAAAGGATCTCCTCGTCGATACTGGTCAGCTCGGCTTCCTTGGCCAGGCGCTTCAACTCCTTGCGCCCTTCGCGCATCACTCGGTCCTGGACCGCCTTGCCGTGCGCGGCGATCTCGGCCCGGTCGTGACCCGTGCGCGCGGGATCTACCGCCCGGCACAAGAACTCTTTGGATCCATCCGCATTGATCAGGAAGACATAAATGCTGCCGTAATCCAGAGCGTCCAGCAGCACGAAAACCGTTTTGCCCACATGCGGCCCCAGCTCCGCGGCGATGAAGGTGCCGCGGTCCACCTGGATGCCCTCCTTGCCGATGACCCGCGTGCCCTCTTTGTCCGGAGCCTCGGACAGCAGGATATCCAGCGCCCGTTCGTCGCCGATGCGCCGCACCGGCAGCCGCCACTCCCGCGCCATCTGAGCCGGCGTCTTTCCATTAAGGCTCCCGTGCACGTTCTGGTGGTAGACCGCATCACACCAGCGGTCGCAGATGCGTTGCAGCTCTTCGGCCGTCATGGCGATATCCACCGGATCTTCCCCCTGGCGCATGATGCGCTGGGCGAAGCTTCTGCGGTCCTCAATGGCCTTGCGCTCGGCCACGCTGTGACCAATGTATCCGGACAGAAATTCGAAGAGGCCGTGCAGTAGGGTTTTAAAAAACCGCTCTATGTGCGGCTTGTCTTCCGGATGGAACGGCCGGCAAAGCAACTGCTCGATCTCCAGCGACTCGAACACCCGCACCATGTGGGCCGAAACATAGTCCGAACCGTTGTCGGTCTTGGCCACTTCCGGCACGCCCCAGTCCAGGAGCGCCCGCCTCGTCACCGCCGCCACGGCCGTGGCCCGGGAGGTAGGCGTGACATGCAGTTTTGCCCGGCGGCTGTACACATCGATCACGCCGATCAGGCAGTGCCGCCCGTCTTTGAGCATCACATCGCCGGGCGTGGAATCGAACTCCCACACCTGGTTAAGCCGCGTCACCGTCTCGGACGCATCTCCCATGGCCAGCATGCGCAGGTCGCGCCACTTGTCGAAATGCGTGCAATACAGCAGCAAACTCTTGTTCTCTGATCGCCAGCGGGTCACGTAGCGCCGCAAGGCCGAAGTGCTGGGGATCTGCTGCCCATCGAAGCGCGCCTCGATCGCCTGCCGCACCGCCGAGATCCCCAGGTGCGGCCGCTCGCACAGCAGCCCCTTGATAAAGTCGCGCATGTGCTCGGGGATGCAGCTTTCCCGCGTGGCACAGTACCCATTGGCCAGCCCCGCCAGGCCGGACTCTGTAAATGCCCGCTCCCAGCGGTACAGGCTGGCCCAGGACAGCGCGCCGCAAGCCTGCTGCACCCAGTCGGCCAGCTGGATCGCGCCCGCCTTGTGCTCGCGGATGAACAGCAGCGTGCCCTGTTTTTTGGGAAGGTCGGTCGCCTGTAGGAAGGCATCCCGCGCCCGCAGGATCTCCCGGCGGGCGTCGGCCTCCGCCTGGCGCTCCTTCGGCAGCCGCTCATAGGCCGCCAGGCCCGCTTCCTTGGCCAGGCGCCGCGCTTCGTCCGCCGCCGCGGCCTCAGCCGCCAGCGCCTTGCCCCGCGTATAACCCGCCTGGGCCGCAGGCCCGGCCAAAGCCACGCCCAGACGCCCGGTCAATACCGTGCGGACCTCATCCGGCAGCCCAGAGACCATATAAACATGGCTTGGACCACCATTGACCCGCCGATAGATGCGCGGCCACCCGCCGCTTTTGGCTCGCTTGTGCACCGCGCGTTCGCTGATGTCGAGTAATTCCGCCAACTGCCGCGAAGATATCTGCCGTGGAAAAGCTCTCATGTTCGCCTCTATATCCGGATCGGGTTACGGATCGGTTCCCGTATCGGGTTCTAAAGCTCAGCTTCAAGAGCTTCCAGGATGATGGTCACGTGCCGGATGACTTCTTTTTGGTCGGTGTGCTTGTACTCGTTGGCCCGCTCGATGTTGATGGCGTCCAAAAAGGCGTTGAAAGCCTTCCGGAAATCCTCGCTGATCTTGGGGGCCGAATTGACCTGTCGCTGGCGCTTCTGGATGGTTTCGGCCACCTTCTCCAGGTGCAGGCGCTTGGCGGTTTTCTTGAGGTGGGAGGCGGTCATTTTGCCGCCTGGGGCGGTCTGGACGGCTTCGGTGACGATGGTCCTTATGGCGACTGGATCATCTTTGAAGGGGAGAAGGACACGGGCTTGGTGGTCGTTTTGAGGGAGCCACATTGGAATAAAACTGGTTTTGTCTAAAATTTTAGACATTTTTTTGTCCCCAATTGGAGACAAATCCTGCGAAACCTCTTTGATATAATCCACCACACGCGCCGCATCGATCATTTGATAGGCACGGCAACGAGCTATCTCCCACACATCCTTGCAATAATCCGCGAAGGTCTCATGCGTGGTCCGGTACAATCGGCGCTGCTGAATCTCCTTTAATGCGCATCCCAAGTCGTAGAAGTTTTTGACGCTGACCAGGATCACATCCTCCAGCTCGGCCAACCGCTTCGCCTCATTGGCCGACAGCGGCTTCGCCTCGCTGTAATCCGGCGGCTCGTCGCTCAATAAATCATCCACATCCATAGCTTCTTCACGAACACCATTTTCTTCTTCTTCGATCACTTCCGGTTCCACCGTCGTCTTCTTGAATAGGGCCAAATTACGCTTTGCCATCTGATTTTCTCCTTTTATTGGTATCGCGGAACGCCTTATTTAACGCGCCGCCGCTCCATTTCTCCCAGGAACATCTCCCGCTTTCTCTTCTCCGACCTGGCCCGCCGCTCTTGCTCGGCGTACTTCTGGATCTCTGCCCGCAAGGCATCCGGCCCGGGAAGGCCGAAGATCCCTGCCGGCTCGTTCAGCGCCTCGATGGCCTCCGTCGATGCCGTGGCCCGGCAAAAAGCCGGCAGGATGTCCGCCGGCGGCCGGTTGCCCGGCTTGGATTCCGCCGTCCAGGAGTCCAGCATCATCTTGGTGACCTGCCGCCCCAAAAGGTGGCTCATCTCCCCGGCGATCTGGAAACGGTCCTTGCCGCTGGTCCGGATCGCGCGCGCCATCGCCTGGCGCAACTTTTCCGTTACATTGAGCGATCCCTCGCCGGTATCCGGCCGGCAAGCCGCCAGATCCTGCTGGATGCGCTGGATCTCATCGAACAGGTTCAACTGCTGCGGTCCGGACTTGTCTATTTTTTTCGAACGCTTAGACATTGACGCCCTTAAGGCTTATTGGTAAACCTACAAAATCAGGCAGCCCGCTTTGATCTGCGCTGGCGGTCGGACCGGTAATACCAGGCGAACACGTCACGATGATCCGCGCCGATCTTGCGCGCCACGGCCCGCATGACGCGGTCGCTGATCTTGCGGTAGTTGATGATGTCCGAGACCACCATGGGGGATACCCCCAACTCATGGGCGATCTTAGCCTGGGTGATGCCGGCCAGCTTGAGCTGGTACTGGATTTTTGCCGGCGTGTAATTTTGGGAGTCACATTCGTTCATGGGATGTTCCTTTTTTAAAAGACGATGGCGATAAATTCTAAAATCGCCCAAGAAGCCACGCCAAGTATGAATAAGAACAGGAAGCCATGGACAAGCTTATTGAGTTTTTCTCTATCCCTATCGTCGATGCGATCGGCGGTTTCATCGCCGGTCTTTGTTCCGGAATTTTCATCCGCGTCTTTTCCAATCGATTCACCCAAAGCCGCGCTACCGGAGCGGCCCTTGCCGCCGCCATCGATGGCGAAATCATGACCATTCTCTCCGGCAAAAGAGCAAGGGACACCGACAGCCTGAAAGTAATCGGTGCCATAAGGGCAGCAGCAACGAACTACCGGGCTTTTATCTTCAGAAAATCCAGGTTCGATAGCCATTGGTGCCGATACGAGGATCAAATAGACACCAAGAACCTGCGCCAAGATCCTGGAGTAAGTTTTGAAACCTTTGGATATCGAAACCACTTGACGGCCGCCGATACGCTTAAGCGTTTGCGCAGCCTGATAAAGGTATGATGCCGGTTTCATATGACCCCCTTGTCTATTTTTTTAGCTCCGATAGATAGGACTTATATTAGAATAATTCCACCAGGTCAATAGAATTATGCCACCAAATGATGCGGAACGCCTAAAATTAATCCGGAATGAACAAGGACGCATATCTCAACAAAAACTTGCGGATAGGCTTGGAATTGCATCGCATAAAATCAAAGATATCGAAGTTGGAAAAACAAAAATATCCACCGAACTGGCGTTGTTGATAGAAGCAAATTTCCACTATTCATTTAAATGGATTCTGACTGGTGATGGCCATCCTTATATAAAGGGGCTGGATCCGGTTTCAGGAACAAGCGAGCCATGCGCAGGTTACGGCCCTCCGTCCACACCCACCACCACCGGTGCAGACGTTTTTGAGATCGAGCATATGCAGTTAGTAAAGGGGTTCCGGGATAAGCGGCGGGCGCTCAACATCAACCGCGAGCTGATGGACTTGGAGCAGCTCGATGCCGAAGAGTTCAAAATGATGGAGGCCTACATCAAAGGCTCCGTGGACATGCTGCGCCGATCTGCCGAGCGCAAGAAACAGGAGGACCGCCGCCAGTCCGACCGCCGCACCCAGGACGATCCGGGCAAAGCCCAGGATGGACCAGACCGCCGCAGTGGCTCGGACCGCAGAAAAGCCTCCGGCGGCAATTGAGGCGGCAATGCGTGCCCGGCGGTCCGGTACCGTGCGCCAACCGATCAAGATGCGTCGCCGGAAAAATCAAATGCATCTGGAAAAATGTATGCCCGTGCTTTTACCTTGACCTGGAAACCATGAAGCTGAACTGAGGCAAAACGATATCCAGTAGCCTGAAATTTATGCCCACGCGCACCACTCAAAACTGAAGGCTTTTTAGAGTTTCGAGGTTCCGACCTTGTAAAAGTTATAAAACATCACATCCATCTATAAATATTCGCCTTTTTAACTTTTCAGGCGTTTTCCAACCGTGTGCACCATGGTTCCGACCTTTGCCCTTTTTGCCGGAACACAAAAGCGGCTTGTAATTGGCCATTAAACCAATATTCAAGCCGCTTTCCACATTTTTAAAATGTACGCGCTGGTTTCAAACCATCCGGCGTATCTGCCCATAAATCACGAATCGGTATCATCCTCCCAACTTCGACGCCCACACCATCCGCCGCTCGCCAAAATCCCCGACTTCATTCACCTTCCCACCAAATCCTACCTCATCCCGCCCATTCCCGCCTCACACCCTTGGTTTCATACCATCCGGTGGGTAACACAAACTCCGATTACTATCCCCTCCTTCGACTTTCACGGATGCTAACGTTCCCACTTCAAACCAACCAATTCTCATGCAGGGGATAACCCCTGTCGGGTTGAAAGCAAATTTAGGACCCGAATTTCATATAAAGCTTATGTGCAAGCCTCTCAATCGCAGGCCGCATTGCAAGCAAACGAAGCCAATTCTCTGGAATTGATTCGACCCCATAGTGCGCGCCGGCAATTTGGCCAACGATGGCTCCTGTCGTGTCGGCATCGTCACCGAGGTTAACGGCAGATAACACCGCATCTTTATAGGAGCTTGTATTGAAAAAGCACCAAAGGGCGGCCTCTAAAGATTGAATGCAGTATCCGGAAGCAATCAAGGTTGAGTCAGGCTTTTTCAGAAATTCACCCCGGGCCATCTGAGCCACCTTTTTCTGAGACCACGAAAAGTCTGAAATCGGCATCAGCCTATCTTTAGTGGTGCCGGATAGCGCCCGGTAGAGCAGCAATGCTAACAGCTGGCAACATTCAATGGCTTCAGGTGCCCCATGGGTCGTTCTTGAACTGTTTTCGG